GCAGTTAAAGCAGGTGAAAAAGTTGCTGCTAAAGGCGTAGGTAAAGTTGGCGCGAAAGCGGTTGGTAAATCGCTATTGAAGAAAATCCCAGGCGTTGGTCTTGTCGCAGGTGGTGTATTTGCTGCACAAAGAGCTATGTCGGGTGACTGGGCAGGTGCAGGCCTAGAATTGGCATCTGGCGCAGCGGGAACTATTCCTGGTGTGGGAACAGCCGCTTCTGTCGGCTTAGATGCTGCACTGGCTGCTAGAGATATGGGAGCCTTAGGTGGCACACCAGAAACACGTGCCGCAGAAGCCGCACAAAGTGGGCAAGCGCCGAAAGCGACAGCACAACCAAAACAAACAGCTAAAGTCCAGGGTAAGCCAGGCGGCGGCATATTCAGCAAAGCAGCTGGATTTATGAAAAGAAATCCACTAATGACTGCGGTTGGTTTAGGTGGAGTCGGCCTTGCCGCTGTTGGTGCAAAGAAGGCTTATGATTACATGAGCGGTGGCGGAGAAGAAGCTAAAGTTCAATCAGGCCAAAATCCTGATAGTGGCATCTTAGAAAAGGGGTCGGAACAAGCCAAAGACCAGATGAAAGTGAATGTTCCTCCTCCAACAATAATCAATCAAGGTGGTGGAGGTGGCGGTGCATCCGAAAGCTCCCCGGTACCAAATACTAAAACTTATGTTAGAGATGATGAGAGTAGTTGGATGAGATTTGCTCTAAAACGAGCAATGGCATAAAAAAGGGGCGCTTAGAGCGCCCCTTTCTCTTTTAGTCGTCCGCAAGACTTGCGAAGTAACTCATATTATCATCACTCTTTTCATCATTCCAAGGTGGAGTTTCTTCGGTTGCCTTAGCAGCCGTCTTCATCTTGGTTTCAACGAAGAGTTCATCCTCTGCATCAAGCGGATTTACCTTCTCTGCGGTAGGCACACGAGTACCACTACCAAGAACAGTATTCAGCTTGGTCTTGAGTTCATCATAAGACTTGAAGTTTGAGGGATCAAGAAAAGCGGCAAGTGAATGCGTCTGCTTCCAGATTGCTTCTAGCTTATCCTCATTTTCATCAAGTGGCGTATTACCATCAAATTCTGACTTATCGTAGTTACGATAGCCTTCTACCTGACGAATACGGAGCTTGAAGTTGGCACCTTCCCAAAGATCAAACGGATTAACCGGCTTCTCATCTTCAAAGGTAGGCTGCATTACGTCCTTAATCTTGTCGAAAATCTTCTTACCATACTTATAGAGAAAGACTTTACCTTCGTTCTCAGGGTTCGATGGGTCCTTAACAACAAGAACGTTAGAGATATAAGACAAGCGGCGCTTCTGCTTACGAGCGATTTCCTTATTGGCTTCGATACCCGAATTCCAGAGTTCTGAATTGAGTTCGCCAAGAGGATCTGGCTTGTTAATAGTGGTCAACGAGTTTTCGATGTACCACTTTCCGGTCGGACCTTGAAAGCCGTGGTCATACACGCGAACCCAGGGAAGTTCTTCGCCTGGAGGAGCAGGAAGAAAACGAAGAACCGCCTGGCCATTGCCAGCCTTATCTACTGAAGGCTTCCAGAGGCGATCATCATCGCCGCGCTTTTCGTTTGTGGGATTTGCAATCTTTTCGACTTCTTTCATAAGTGAGTCGAAGTTGCCACGGTTCTTACGGAGTTCCGAGAGAGAATTAAAAGACATATTTGTATTCCTTACTTTGCGTTATATTGCGTTGTATTGCGTTAATATTTGCGTTGTGTATCATAATCATCATAGTCATCGAAATCTTCTTCTTGACTACCAGAGTATTTATACAGGTTTTTGCGGTGCTTACTGGATTTGTCCACACCTTTACGAACTTCTTTGACACGAGGTTCGTAATCGAAGTCTCTACGCTTAGAATGACTCATTTAACAGACCACTTGGCCTTTCTCCTTGATCCATAGTTGAGAGAATTTGTCTTTATCAAACTTGACAAAGACGCGGTACTTTGTTATCAAACGAGATACATCTTTCCATATAAAATCATTTGCTAACACAGTATTATTACTATACACGAAATTAAACAATTTGTCAAGAATAATTAGGGTTTCAAGACTAATTTTTTTACCAAGGTATAGTTTTAATGCTAAGGGATGTTGACCATCACTAATCAATGGATCAACATTTGCTTTTTCGGCCTCTAACATAAGTGTAGAGATATCTTGCGTGAACAGATATGTCAACTTCTCTTTTCTAGCCTTCCAGTCCCGATATACGTCATCACTTTCGGCATCAAATAAACCATTATGTCCATTGACAAAGTTAGCAACGAAATAATCTACCATCTCAGTAAAGGTAAATCGTTTGGCCAGCTTGCGAAACAATAGAACATCCTTACGTTTAAGAAATGTTTCTCTCTTACACCTGACACCCGATTTCGTTTTTGTGATATCGTAATCATCAGAAGTAAAATGAAGTTTGAGTGACATGTAGACACGATAAACTTCGAAAGAGTCCATTAGAAGGGTAGCTTTCCATCCTTGCGCTTCAACATATTTAGTTCTTCTGCTTCCGCACGAATCTTTTCCTTAAGTGAAGTTGTCAATAGAACCGATGCCGATTCCATTTCAATATCATTCTTCACGCAATAATCAACTAGCAAGTCCATACACGGTAGACCTGTTGTCGATGCTTGCTTCTCAATAAATTGAGAAAACTCAGTAGAAGTTCTAAACTTCTTCGTAATCAGAAATTCGTTGCTGACTTCATCTACCACTTGAAAATCCTCGACCATAAAATTGTGTTCCACTCATTTCATTTTTATCAAAAAGATACCAACAAGCATTGTCCTTGCCAGTAAACTTACTATCTTCAATCCACTTTACTCTACCTATGGCCACAACCTTACTACAATATTGTAGATAGGGTATTGCTTGTTTAGTATGCATCCAATCAGCATCAAAGAGAAGCCATGTAGGACGAATACTAGCAAACCTGTCAATCAATGGATGAAGTATCCATCGCGACCAAGGCGGATTAGTTATAATATAGCTGGTATTTGCGGGAATGTCAACAGTTAATGCATCATATTTTTCAATAGACGGGTCTTTAGGATCAATATCAGAAACCAAAGTAGCTACTGCATTACTATCTGTTAAGGTGTCGATATGCCTACAGAGTCTACCATCGCCAGCACAAGGCTCAGCGAAGGTAAACTCCGAGGGAAGAAAGGGTAAGAGAGGCTTTACTGCATCCAACGGAGTCGGATAGAAGTCGTTCTTACGATGTTCAAAGTTACTTCTCTTACCCATTCTTTATCCTGCATAAAATATATGATCACCAATTTTAGCTACTCTACGAAGATTCCAACCTGGACTTACATAGTCGGCATGATAGAATAGAACATTTTTTCCTAATACGCCATGATTAGCCCCAGCGAACAATACCTTCTCAGCAACTTTCTTTGACTCAGCATATTGTTGCGCACTGCGGACACTCTTCTTTCCTTCGCATACCCATGAGAACTGACACACACGTTTTGTTCTCTGGTATACAACGGAGCATACGGATTTAGGAAACTTGGGGCTATTTACCCTATTGATAGTGACCGCAGCGACCGCCAATTTACCTCTGGTCGACTGATTACCAGCCTCATAGTAAATGTTATCTGCTAGGCACTTCAATTCTCTGTTGTTTGCCAGACGAATATTTTGTGTCTGGATTCTTTGTTGTGTTACTTTACGTTGTTGTTCTTGGGCATCATCTTTGATGTCCTGGATTACTTCTCCAACGCCGAGGGAATATTCCCTTGCTTCTCTTTCGATGGCAGTTTCAGCATATGAATTAATTCCATATAAACTATAACTTAATAGTGTAATAATCGAAAGAAACTTGAAAAACTTCTTATTAAAGGAAGTCATCTTATTTCCATTTAGTTGTTATACTTGAGAGGGTATTAACCAGTGACTCCCCACACTGATTGTCCGAAGACAAAAAATAACCCACTGTGCTTGCTGGTGTCAGGTCGCACAATGGGTCATACAACTATTTAGCATCCGTAGGTTCTTAGTTCACTCATTTCATCGTATATACAGAACAGGCGATAGTTTTATTCTGTTTCGAGGGAAAACTATCAAAAACCCAATGAGATTATGCGGCTAGCGCATATCCTGCAAAGGCAACGTTATCGTTTGCATTTACGTTTAGTGGCACTTTGCCAAGCAATCAGTCTCGAACCGCCCTATTACACGAAAATCGAATTCCATGGTCACCCCCATCAACTACTGTGAGTTATCGATTTTCACGATCCGATCGTAAATCGCTACTCTTCTTTCCCCTCACAGTAGATGGTGGAGGTGCGGGGAGTCGAACCCCGGTCTTTCCGCCTTTATTGTTGATTGTCAACAACTGATAATCTATTTATATACTAGTTTGCTTTGGAAGTCAACCGTTTTATAGATTAAAATTGATACTTTCTCCGCAACCGCAACTGCTTGATGCGAGAGGTGCTTGTATTTCGATGACGCTACCGATAATATCAACTTTCTTATTCACGGTGCTGCCAATGAGATATAATTCAGACGGCCTATCTAACCAGAAGGTCCAATCATCATACTCCTGTGGAAAATCATCTTCTACAAGTTCGTCGGCACTCTTTACCAAATCCCACTTGTAACTGAACCCAGCACAGCCGCCACCTGCAAGAGATAGTCGGACACCTAATGCGTTGTTTGAAACGGAGACATTACGAAAATGCTCAAGCGCAGATTCCGTAAACTGTATGCGGTCTTTTATCATCAAACTATTTATCACGACTCGCTTCGAATAAGTCACGGGTTTCGATAAGTTTTTTAGCCCAGTTGTCACGCTTTTCTATGAATACCTGAGGCTCGTCGCCGTCTACGGCAATCAAGATAACAAGAAAGGGAACAGGAATACCAGTTCGTTCTTCATACATGATTGCATATGCAGTGGTCTGCATAAAGTAGGAACTGATATATTCCTTCTTCTTGGGCCGATTAGAAGTCTTAAAGTCGATTACGGCGCGAATACCATTGTATTCTCCGATACAGTCAACGCGACCAGCCATACGCAGGAAGTCGCTGTATAATGCCAACTCTTGGCAGTGAATGTTATCGATAGGTTCAAGAATTGACTTAAACTTAGTAAACATTTCCTTGTCGAGCAAGGACGCTTTCACGCTATCAAAATCGACTTCTTCATTCTTTAGATATGCTTCGGTAAGTGTGTGTATTTTAGTACCACGAGTAGAAGCCTGCTTAGAAATGCGGTCGGCTTCTTCTTCACCAACGCGCTCACGCCACTTGTTGATGCCATCTTTATTCAGAACACCGAGAACGGTGGTAGCAGAGGGATAACCAACACCTGAGGCATTGACATAAACTCTGCTACCATCTTCTCTTGTTTCATCCTGGGCGAAATCGGTATAATCATAGATCGTTTTAAACATATACTCTTATAACATGATTCACATAGTTTGTCAAGTCTTTTATGCGTATCTCTCCTCATATTCTAGTCTGGCCAGAATATATTCTTTAACCAATTTGGACCTTACTATATCATGAACAGAAAACTCTACAGTTTTGAACGAAGGCATTAGTTCGGCGATAGCGATGAACTTTTGAAGTCCAGACATATCGGTCTTTTTATATAGATCAGTCTGTCGGAAATCTCCGCAGAATATGATCTTTGAGTTTCTGCCAATTCTGGTCATAATTGAATTTAATTCCATATCCGTCATATTCTGACATTCATCAACAATGACGATGGAATTATCTAGAGTGATACCACGAACAAATGAAGTGATCATAAAGTTCACTGACTTTTGTTCTTGCAATCGCTGAAATGGCTGGATGTGATTAAACAAATCCTCGCAGATTTCTACATAAGGTAACTGATAAACTTCTGTCTTTTCTTTTTCGTCACCGGGTAGGTGACCAATTTCTCTTGATGGAACAGCAGAGCGGACTATTACTACTCGCTCAAATACTGTTTCTGGATCTAGTGCTTCTTCTAGTGCTTTAAAAAGCGCGATGTATGTTTTCCCTGTTCCTGCTACACCGTGAAGTAATATTGCTGCGGACTGTTGATTATAAAGTTCAAAAAATTGTCTCTGATTAAAGGTTTTTGGTTGAATATTTTTTAGGTCTTCGTATTTTACTTTGCATAGCTTACTCTTCTCTAGGGTTACGGGCGAGTCATTATTTGAGACAACTTGTAAGGCGTTTTGTTTTCTTCTTGACATGACAGTCCTTTGAGGTTTGAGGTTGATACAAAAAAGGCGACACTGCAATAGCAGAGTCGCCTAGTGCCGAGGGAGGCACGATGGATTCGGGAAGAGAAATCGGTATTACTGTCTTCATGTAGTTATTTATTGAGTTGCGTCTCTCCACCACTCAGGAATTTCACGATTTTTCCATTTTGCCATATTATTTTTTGCACCAACATAATAGTTACGATAAGACTGTAGAGAATCGCCTTGTACCTTATATTCGTCAGGCATAGCAGGTGTCGGTTGTGTTAGATGACTTACAGGAATATTTTTTGGGGGCTTGCGAAGAAAATAAACTAGCCGGTCAGTGGCATGGATTTTACCATAGCGATGAGTGTATTCTGTAAGAAGAGACTGGAATAGACACATAAGCCAGTTATAATTATTGTTAGACTGACGAACCCAGATAGCACTGGGATGATTGATATGCGTTGCTTTGTAAAGAACTGTTTCAAGGGTGTTATCTTCCATACGCCAACGCTTGATTGAACGGCCATTAGCAGTTTTATCTAGGTATTGTTCGCCGTCAATTACACGGTGAGCGGTAGATAACAATTGTGCATATTCTAGGATCATCTTAACGACATGCTTGTCATTATGATATTCGGCACATTTGGAAACGTCACGATCCAAATAAAAGATATTCATGATATATTAACTTTCTTCGATAGATTCACGTATGCAGCGTATATGCTCTTTTGCTACATTTGATATTATATCAGATTCCCTCGCAATGTCAAGACATTCTATAACTTCAATTGGGTCCATTTCTAATAAATCGTCCATCATGTTTCTTTCTGGTGTAACTCCGAAAGCATTGACGCAAAATAAAACAAGCTCCACGTCGGCATCCGTATACAACGGTATGCGATAACGTCTAGGTTCCTTACGAAACTTGTCTGGAAACTTTAGAATATTATCAGTCATGCTAATATTTATTAGGAAAAGACTTTTACCGCATATTTTGCTTCAAAATCATCCGCATCCTTAAAGTTATTTACCATTGGCATCCCCTTGATATTGAGACTTGTATTCAATAGCATTGGACAGCCGGTTTCTTCATACCATCTACTAAGAAGGTCATACAGACCAGAGTGTTGCTCTTTTGTCACAGTTTGGACACGACTTGTACCATCAGCATGGACAATAGCAGGAAACAAATCAGGATATTTACATCTTGAAGTATATTGCATATAAGGGGAGTCTTCCCATGACATCTCAAAATAGTCTCTCGCATGTTCTGCCAGAATGACTGGAGCGAATGGGCGAAATTTTTGCCGCTTTTTAATGGCATTTACTTTATCCTTAATATCATGGCCTCTTGGATCAGCTAGAAGGCTGCGATTACCTAATGCTCTAGGACCAAATTCAGCTTGACCATTTGCAACTCCTACTATACTAGCCTTATGCAATTCTGTCAAGAGTTTTTCTACTGGATATTCTCCTCCCATATCTGCGCCTAGATATGGACCCTTCCAGTTCAATTTTTGTCTGTTGTTAGCTGCAATCGCTCCCAGAGAACTACCTGCATCACCAGGATTTGGCATAATCCATACATTCTCAAAATACTTCCGTGCAATATGATTTGCAGAACAGTTTAACGCACATCCGCCCATAAGAACGAGATTGTCTTGCGATGCATCCTTCATCTTTGCTCGTATCAGAAGTTTTTCGAATTCTTCTTCATAGACTTTTTGAGTCGCCGCCGCAACACTATAAATGTCCAGGTCGCCGTCATCGGGCCGCCACCATCGACATCCACGATGCAGGTTCTCTGATTTCCAAAGATTCCTTACTTCATCATAATACTTTTCAGGATCACCATATGCTACCATTCCCATTAAGATATATTCGTCTTCGTTTGCTTTTAAACCAATGCGATCTGTCATGGCAGAATAAAATAGACCCAACGATTTCGGATAATCCATGGACCATTTCTTTTTCAATTTACTACCAGAACATTTCCAGATTGACGCAGTATCGAATTCACCGATAGCATCGATAACAAGAGCGGTCGCATCATCATATGGCGAAGTATAGAAGCCAGCCGCGGCATGAGATTCGTGGTGAAACGCAAACTCTACTGGAATATCTTTTAGACCAAAATGTTCCAGATATTGTCCAACACTAAATCGGATCAATCCCTGGCCAGCTAATAGTCTTCTCATTGCTCTAAGTTTTGGCTTTTCATACCAGTGTATCTTGTTTGGTTTACCAAACTTCAAAGCAGCATCAATCAAATCAACATTTAAGTCTTTATCATTCTTGATGCCGGAATATCTTTCCGCATGTGAGGCGAAGAGAATTTTATTTCCATCAACTACTGTCAAAGACGCATCATGCGCACCAGCCGAAATTCCCCATTCAATCATAAATGAAAGGATCCATTTTACGCAATTCTTTAATTCGTTTTAAATGCTTTCTTTTAGCAAAATATGAATTAATCTTTTTTATTAGTAATTTTAACATAAAGTTTCTCCGCAAAGTATTCGTGAGCATTCTCGGTTGGGTGCTTAAACCCACACATCGGTTCGGTATCTTCACGGGCGTGCATACAATCAAACAAAGATAGATCCGAATCTACACTACAATCTAGTATCTCTTGAAACATTTTCTCGAATGTCAGTAAATATTGCCAATCAAAATATATATCTGCAAATATATTACCATGCTTTGATTGCGGATCATTATAAAAGAGAAGGTGTTTCGGAGGGACTGGTTGCAGATAAAAATCAAAATTGTTTACAATACAAAAATTCTTAAAATTTTGTAGTGCAGACAGATAAGTCTGCATAACTTTATAGTCATTATAATGCATATCACTATCTATAAAATCATGGTCACTAATGACCCTAGAAAGTGCTGCGCCTATTTTTTCTGGTGAGAAACACACGTATCTATGTGGCGTTGTTATTCCCAAAAAGATCAAATCTGTTTCGGGATTTATTTTTTGAGTATAATGTCCTCTGAATAAATCTAAAACCATATGGTCTACTGCGCTTCCAGGTATAGCGTAATTAACATGCTCTAAACCCAGTTTATCTGCTAATTTGGCAGCATAAGATCGTTTAGAACAGACATTCACGTATTCTCCGAGTGTCATATTGCCTTCACGAGCAACATAGCATTCAAACTCCGGCATTGGTTTTTTATCAGCAAGCCACTGATGTTTTATTTTATTACATTCATTAAAACTAATACCGAGTATTTCATGGTCTATTAATTCTGCTCCGGAAGTAAACGAACATCCAAAGGAAATTAATCTTGTTTTTCCGTTATATTTCATTTTCTATGATCGCTTGGCATTGGTCTAGGATTTTCTATTTCTTTTCCACTCAAAAATGAGTATAGACTGTTTCGTAAATCGACGCATTGTTTTCGCATCTTACTGTTTTCGGGTAAAGAAGGTATTTCACTATCATATAATGCAATTACTTCTTCAAGTTCTGAATGAGACATATTATGACATGCCATGTGGTCGGGATAATACAAGTAGTTGAAATTTAGTGGTTCTGAATTAGTAAATTTTACATACTGATTTAATATCTTGTAGAGAGTAATTGGGTCTCTTACGTTCATTTTACTTACTGTCATGACGATAGAAACATTTGATGTGTTTATATCAAATTCCTTAGAAATGATTTCTTCTTGACAATATTTTAGGTTATCTAAAACTTGATCCCACTTAGCACCCACTCTAAGTTCTTCAAACTTATCACCATAAGAATCTATACTAAAGGATAAAATAATTCCTTTGAATTTTTTCCAAATATCAATTTCTTTTCTGGTGGGTCTTTGCGTTCCATTCGTATTATATAACAATATTGTTTTTTCTGGATTTGATAGCTGATCCAACCATTCAAAGTGTGTCTTGTTCATCAAAGGTTCGCCGCCTGCGATATCAATTCTAAAATAGCCATTGTCACCGGGATTTAATTTTTTATACTGCTCCACATCATAAGACCAAGCAATCTCTTCGTTGAGTCTGTCATATGTTTTTCTATCCAATTTTCCTATGCGCAACAGTTCTGTTGCTATCGAGGTGGAACACGCAGGAGTGCAAATTGTGCATCGAAGATTACACAATCTTCCGGTTTTTAACTGTAAATATTCGAGAGAAACTTGCTCAGGAGGTGTTTGAATTGTTCCATTATGTAACATCCACATATCTTGTGTTCGTTTACTATCTCTTCCTTCTTCTTCTGCAAATTTACATTGATTACATCCACTCGGCCAAATACCTTGTGATAGTTGATCGCGATATTCTTGAAATTCTTCTTGTAGAATACTCTCCGCATGTTCTATATCTACAAGTTTACTTTTTTTATCTTCTCTATGGATAAAAAGACAGCATGGTGTTAGGTAACCATCGGTATCAACATGCACCGATTTCCACATAGACGGACAATAAATTTTAGTTTCGCTCATATTGATAGATACCAATCTCTTACCTCTGGGTCAATAATTGCAGTTAGACTCTCAAAGGTGTGTTTTCCAAGAAGAAACTTTTCTCTGTGTTGCCAGTTTTTCTTCATCAGTTTTAACATTTCCGGATCCGAATAAATCGGGTTATTGCTTTTGTCCAATTTATACGATTTTAATATTGCAATCGTTCTTTCTTTTCCTCTCAAGGAACACTCTTCAAACCGTTTAATGGCATGATCAAGTATTCGGTCAAAAATATGTTGTGGGTATAACCGAATATCTAGGAATACTTGATGAGTCTGTTTGTTAATATGATTGAATAATTTATGTGAGTGAAGTTCTGGATCATACGGTTCATAAAATTCAAACCACCTATCGATATCCATAAGAACTGGAGCAGACATAACACTAGAAAGACCGAATTGGTTTCTTTCGTTTAGTCTAGAATGGTATTCTTTCCAGTTGGCAGAAACAGTATCCCATGATGCGCCATCTCTACAAAATTCAAAAGTTTCATGCGTGCCATCTAGGCTTGCCTGTATACTTGGTTGGTAAAATTTTAGAAGTTCGGGTATTAGTTTCCCCTTCCAGTGAAGGCGAGTCAGATTGCTGTTATAATGAATAAAGATATTATATAAAAATGCAGGATCTTCGGATTGAATTTCTAATAATTTTTCAACCACTTTCCAATGCACATGCGACATCATTGGTTCGCCGCCAGCCCAATAAATCTTCGTCAATCTTCGCTGGTCTAAGCAATCAATAATTTCTTTTGCCATAGAATCTTCAAATGTATAATCTATGACAAATTCTTCACCAGAAGGCCACATTGTAGGACGTCGATCCCACATATCAGCAAATAGTGAAGCATGTTTAGAACTGTATATTGGTCCACAACTCAAACACTGCAGATTACAATGTATTGTTCGATAGTCAAAATATGTAGGAAGCACTGAAGCAGAACCATCATCATTCGTTTTGCTTATGGTTTCGGCAATTGTTTCTTCTTCACTCTGCTGACCCCTCCAACTCTGTTGGCGTAAAGATTCAATGTTCTGTTCTTCATTTTTATAACAGACTGAACAGGCATCAATCTTTTCTCCTGCTATCATCTTTTTTCGAACATCTTTCATTACAGAAGAATTCCAGAAGTCCTTGGTTTCCGTCTTTTCTTCCGAAACAATGTCATCTGATATACAGCAAAGTTTTCGCTCGTATTGCGAGCCGATGTAACTATGATCCCATGGATATTTACAAATACTTTTATTATTTTCAGTATTGATAGTCATAATTGAATATATCTTTCCACGGGCCCATTTTTCGGCTCAACTGCACTACGTCAAGGTATTTATTACCATTATTCCATTGCTCAGACGAATCCGGAGAAAATCTAAGATACGATTTCATTGTTTCAGTCAGTATATAATTGCTGTATGGAGATTGTTCATAGATATCCGACAAGCCTTGTTTAAATTCTTTAGATGCACAATTTAACGATAGGTAATCGGGAAATACTATAAAATTCTGATTGATTGTAGTGTGTGGTTTTAGTTTAGTCAAGGGCAGTGCCCACTCATAAAATTCGGGCAAAAAGGGCGCATTTAACCACTGAATGCTACAAGTAATATTCATGCCATGAATATATGGATTCTCTAACAATTTGCGAATATTTTCATTTGCGACATCCCACTTTGATGGATATCGAATAAAAGAATTCTTATCTCCTGTGGCGTCTACACTGCATCCCAACGTAACCACTTTAAAATGTTTCCAATATTCGCTAAAAGAATCGCTATAGGTTGTGCAATTTGTATTATAGCTAATGTGAATATTTTTAGCAACATCCCACTCAATTAATTTCTCTAACATTTTCCATTGCATTGGCATAATGAAGGGTTCACCGCCATTGATGTAAAGATATTTCAAAGTATCTTTATGTTCTTTCAATTGATCGATGATGTCTTCGTTAAACCACTGAAAATTATCAAAATCTGTATTATTCTTTGTCACGAATGGAAGACTGTCTGCCCATTCATTATAATCTGATACCAAAGCCGAGCTGGAATCTGGATAACACATTAGACATTTTAGATTGCATAGATTACTCAATCGCAAATCGATAAATTCTAATCCCGGTGTTTCTCGCTTAGGCCAACGAGTATTCTCCGTGGTTCTTCGAGATTTTCCACCATATTGTTCTATTTTATAGCAGCCCTCACACGCAGAAGGAAATTCGCCATCTAACATCTGTTGACGTATCTTGTTAACAGACGGTGCGTCAAAAATTTCGTTTATCGTGTGTGTCCGTAGATTTAATAACTTACCATTTTCATCTTTGGCAAAACCACTATCTGGTCCTCCCATTTTAGATACACAACATATAGAAACGTTTCCGTTTGGATGTAAATTCATATGATTAAACGGCAGCGCACAATAGCCATCATTTCTCATAGTGTGTTGTACCATTCTAACAATTCTCCAGGAAATACATCTAGCGTTTTATTTCTACGATGACTGTATTGGGAATAAAAGCTCTTAAAATCTTTACGATTTAATTCTAAGTCGTCATCATATGCATGAGGAGTTTCAATTACGTTAACATAGGATATTAATCTTTCCACATCACTCTTTTCATTACCTATTAATTCGTTTTTATTTTTTTCATACCATGCAAGCAACTTTTCGTGTGCCGTGGTTCTAATGGTGTCAGGAAGAACAGTCAAACTCTGGAATGCTGGAAATCTAAGAAAATTTATGCTCATTGAAATCCTGTTATTGTATTTGCGCTTCCATTGCTGTACCTGATCCATGAAGTCAGTGATATTGAACATACACAGTGCATTAATAGTCATCATTACCACAATACGCTTGACATTGGATTCTTCCAAAATGCGTTCTACATTGTTGCACCATGCGTCATAATCTAATCCATCTCTGATATATTCAGCTTGAGCACCTGTTGTTTCCATGCTGGTAAAGAGACATAGCTTTTCAATATCGAATGACTTTTTGATGAGTCTATCAATTATTGATTTCTTTGCACCTAGATTTGTATTAATGCCCAACTCGAAAGTATATTTGTTTTCGGCAAACATATCAATCAACTTCCAAACATCAGTATTCATTAATGGTTCTCCGCCTGTTATGCGAAGAACTCGAAGTTTCTGACTAAGTTCTGGCCACCATTCCCAGAAAGCCGAGATATATGGATTAGTAGTCTTTTCATGGGTATTGCTATATGTACCGTCATGCTTAAAAGCACCACCACCTCTAGTTTCCAGCTCATAATTTCCGTGCGTCTTGATATCTCGTTCCCACGCGGTGCTGAAATTTGCATTGCAATAACTACATGCAAAATTGCAGGTACGATCAAACATTACTTCAAGAGTAGGAGGAACGATTCTAGTATCTGCGGGAAGTTCGAACCATTCCTGCATTTCATCATTTGTAAATTGTAGTGACTTAAAGACGCGGTCAGAAATAAAAGTATCTCCCATACTTTCTATCTTCCAACAGTAATCGCATTCAGAGGGTTGAATGCCGTCCTGCATCAACTTACGCATTTTAAATTTATGATCTGTATTGTGTAATTTTGAGGGATCAATTGCGATTTGGTCAACATCAATCTTATGAACAGGAGGCAGATGACAACTACTGGTTTCGCCACTATTTAACCAAAGAGTGCTATTTCCCCATTTGGCACCACAGAAAGATTTTGATTTAGAATCCAAAACGGCGTTTCTAAAATTTAACATAGGATCATCCATAGTAATCATCGTCCATTAAATATGCCAGTTCCGGAAACGTTTCAACAAATGATGTTTTTCTACGTTTGTCCAAACTGCGAGTATAGTTTCTAAAATCTTTATATAAAGATTGCGGTTCTTTAGTCGATCTCATATAGTCAACCAATCTTCTTACCTGATCAACTTCTTCTAGATAAAATATTTCTTGGTCAGATTTCAGTGGTGTCAGTTTATGTGTATCAACATATTCAATCCATAAATCCCCAAACTTCTGTTTATCTTCATCTGACAACAACGTCAAACATAACATTCTAGGCCAACGAAGATATGAAAGATGGGTTCTTACTCTAAATTCATGTAACTTGCTAGAATACTTCAATCGCATTTCTCTAATATACTGCAAATATTCTAGAAGCGTTGGCGCACTTGTTAAGTTTATGGTTGTCATATAATGTAGTCTTGTAGTGTTTGGTGTATTATCTAATACATATTCACAGTTTTTCTTAAACTCATCAAATTGCATACCAAACCTAGAATACTCGGCCTGTTTACCTGTGCTTTCGAGAGAAGTATACACATCAAACAATTTAATATTACCCGAAATTCTATTGATATATTCTACCAATTTCTCGACCAACTTATCAGGAACATTAAGATTGGTGTTAATCGCAAGTGTCAAATTTGGATTTGGATTCTCTGCAATGTAATCAAGAACTCGCCATGTATGCTTACTCAGCAACGGTTCGCCGCCAGTAATTCTGAAGGTATGTAAGTTTGGATATAATTCAGGCCACCATTCCCAAAATGCATCAATATATGGATTTTTTTCTTTTCTATGAATAGGTAATTTACCCGATTCCTTCAACCAATCAAGATCGTGTAGCTTGAAATCTTCCAGTTCTATTGGACCATGTGTCTCAATTTCTTCCTGCCATCTCGAGGAACTTTCTGGACTGCAATATACGCATTTAAAGTTGCAAGTAGATTCAAATGCAACTTCTAGATATGACGGATCGATATTTGCTCCGTCTCCAGATTTCACAATCTCATCAATATGTGGAAGAGCCCACGAATATGTGGATTTATATATCCTATCGCTCATCCAGTCTTTGTTTAGATTCTCGATTTTCCAACAATAATCACATTCTTTAGTTTGTATGCCATTGAGCATGTCAATACGTGCTGCTTTTTTAACCGCAGTATTATGAATGCCTCTTGGATTATCCTTAATATCTTCAAGAGTAATTTTGTGTCTTGATGGATGGTGACAACTATGTGTCTCGCCGCTATAAAGCAAAATAGTCGATTGCTTCCACTTTGCTGCACAAAATGACGGGCTAACAGCATTAATCTGTTCCCGTTTTTCTTTTAAAAAATTCCAATAAGAATCGACAGAATGAACATCCAAGTTATGCTCAGTGTGGATATCGTCATTCATAATGTTTTACACCATTCTAAAAATTCTGAAAATTCAGGAAATGTTTCTATTAAACTACTGTTACTTCTACGGTCATATTCTGGAAAAAACTTCGCAAAATCTTTTCTACCATTCAACCGGTATTCGTCGGTGATATTATGCGTATCGTTATAGAAATATTCTCTGACACGTTCCATTTTGCCGATTTCAATATCACTGAAACCGTTTTGCTTCATGTATTGAACATCATTATCTATATATGTTCCAAACTCCGGGGGTAAAATATTCATTGTCCAATGAGGCGGTTCTTTAAGGTGAGGAATATCGATAAGAATTCTCTCGCCCCATTTTTCACGCAATTCAACTATTAATTGAAGAAAGTCTTTGAAATAAGGAACAGTCAACACATTATACGTTGTCATGAAACTTAGATATGCGGTAGGGACTGTTTCTAAGACTGTGTTTACATTTTCTAAGAACAATTCGTAGTTTAAGCCGCGGCGCATATATTCTGCTTGCTTACCCGTGCATTCAAGGCTTGTAAACAACCGAAGATTTTTGATATGCTTCTTTTCAATCAAATCATTAACGCGAAGGCAGAAGTCAGTGACTTTTCGATTCGTTACACCCAGGTTGGTATTAATCTGTAGAAACAACTCCGGATTACCATCTTCTTTTAACATGTCTAATAACTTGAATGTGTTAGTAGTCATTAGCGGCTCGCCGCCCGTAATGCGAAAAATCTTCAAGTCATTCTTTAAATCTGGCCACCATTTCCAGAATGCTTCGACATAAGGATTATATTCTTTTTCGGAGTAAATCTTATTATGTAATCCGTATTGGTCATAATTCAAATCATAATTACCATACTGCTTAATCTCATCCTCCCACAGAGAAGAAAATGCCGAGCAACAGTAGCCACATTTGAAATTACAAGCATTACTAAAACTAATTTCCATGTTGTAGGGATTTACGTTTTGGTCCCACGGAATATTCTTTAGTGTATCAATTTCATCTTCTAAAACAAACAAATTGTTTATGGTATCGGTATTCTTATAAACACGGTCACTAGTTTTATCTAGGTCTTCAATACTCCAACAGTATGAACATTCGTCTGGTCTTCCGCCCTCCAACATCGTCTTACGCTGTTGTTTTTCGTGGGAAGTATTGTGCAGCGCAGCAGGGTCCTTAGATATCTCTTCTAATGCTATATGCATCGGCGGCGGATGATGACAACTATGCTTATGTCCTGAGTGGAGATAAAGCGCAAGCCATCTCCACTTTTGTGGACAAAAGCCATGTCCAACAGAATCTAATTTTTCTTTTACTGTCAACCTCTACGCATCCTTGAGATTTCTTCCATCTGATCCTGATTGATCACTGGTACTGCATTAGATTTATGCATCGTGGCAATACCCCTAATTAGAGTGCCTGTATATTCATTGGGCTTCTTAGCAAACGTCATACCACCGCTATCTACAGATTTATAACGTTCGCGATGGTCGGATTTATACGCTTCTGGCATAGGAGTGCCACGTAGCTTAGGCTTATACTTACCTTGCCGATATTGCACATATTCGTCAAAAGTCTTAGTCGAAGAACCAAGACGTTTCATCTGCTTATTGTAGTCTACCCAGTCTTGAGCATACTTACCAGTGATACCCTTATTTGCGGTCTTTCTACTTTTGGTATTTGTTGTAGTATAAGCGGGACCTAACAGATGCATTGACATAATAATCTCCTCAAGATTTTACATTACAACATATAGCCCAGATTGTCAATAGAAAAATAATGGTTGACATTAGGTCGAGAATCGTCTATAACTAGATTATAAGTTATGGAGATTGTGATGATTCTTGAAATATCTAGAAATGAAGAGACCCTGCTTAAAGAATTGGGTGTTGCATGGAACGGCTGGCAGTATGAACATGCCGAGTTTCTTGAAATTAATTTTGAACTAGAAGCGAATGGTGTTCCTACCTATTCGTCTTTTGAAGAGTATCTTGAAGGCCGTGTGGCATATAAAAGGAAGGTTGCATAATGGTTAGCATTACTACAGAAGTCGAAGTTTATATGGACGACTTTGATGACCGAGATCTGATCGAAGAACTCACTGATCGAGGTTACTACGTTAGCAAGTCAAGTGGCGACATTCCTGTCGCACAGAGTCTTTATGATGCTTGGGTCTATAAGACTGGCAATTTTGAAGACCTATTTCGGCAATTTTGCCAGCATACAGTTGGAAGAAGTTTCTAATGTCGAACGACGAAGAACTAGAAGAACATTTCCTTCAAATGGAGAAGGAACTATACGAACTACAAGTTACTTCGAAGTCGCCCGATAAATTCCGTCCCAATCTTTGGGAGAATGAGTCTCAAACTCTTCGATACGACTAATCATCAAATCATAATAATCTGATAGTTCACCTTGCCAGCACTTCTTCAAGTCGCTGGCAAATTTTTTGGCTATTTCCCAGTTACCTTCACGATAAAATGTAAGAAACTTCTCATGTTGTTTCTCGCCTGGATGATCAAAGGTTTCCAAAACTGTAAAAATCTTAGCTGGCAGTGTCTTACCTTTAACTGCAATCAAATCAAGTTCAACTACTTGGTATACATCCCCAACCAGTTCGGCAGTTTGTGGTCCGACGATAAGTTTGACGCCATAAGACTTGGTTTGACCTTCCAGACGAGCAGCCAAATTAACGCCATCCCCCAAGCAAGTATAGTCAAAACGCTGAGTGCTACCCATATTACCAACAACCACAGTGGCAGTGTTAATACCAAGACCCATCCCAAAAGCGGGAATGCCTTCTCTTTGAACTTCTTCATTGAAAGTCTCCAAATCTTTTAGCATCTGGAAGGCCGTTTGAACTGCATCCAACGCATGTTTATTATTATCAAGAGGCGCATTCCAGAATGCCATCTGTGCATCGCCGATATACTTATCAAGTGTGCCGTTATTTTCAAGAATTGCTTTTGTCATGACCGTCATGTAACGATTCATGATTGAAGTTAACCCTTGGACATCTTCACCATAATGTTCTGAGATAGTAGTGAACCCTCGAACGTCCGTAAACATAATTGAAAGTTCACGGGATTCTCCCCCAAGTTTTAATAGTTCTGGTTGTCTTTGCAATCTAGCAACCAAATCTGGACTCAAATAGCTACCAAACTGTTTCTTAATCTGTTGTTTCTGTAGGAATTCGCTAATAAACTTTACGGTGTAGATATGCATGTAAATGATTGCGATTGCAAAGATATTAAATGTTACATCAAGCAAAATACCTTGTTGTGCGAACAAATATAATGGTAGATAGAAATATC